CCATCAATATTTTGTTCTAATTCTGCAGAACCCTTCCAGCATTTATACATAACATTTTCTGAATATTGTCTTTCTGCTTGACGCTTGCCACGTAAACATTGTGCCATGCCATCCACCTGATAACGCGCCTCTTTGATCTCTGCGTTTACAAACATAAGTAGGGCTACCACAGACTCTATCATTGTCCGTTACCATTTTTGTAATGCATATCTCTTGCTTTGTCTTTTAATTTTTCTATATCTAACAAAACTTTATCCATTTGTTTTCTTAGAAATTCTATGTTTACTTTGTTTAAAGCCATTGATTCGATATGTGCGTTTAACTTTTCGGTAGTCTTATACAAATCTTCGATCATCATGAACTGCTCAGAATCAGCGGGAAGTGAGCCAAGTTGGCCCCGTGGCCATTTTATTCTAAATTCTGTATTCTCATTTAGATCTTTTTCCATAATTTGTAGTCTAGTGTCTGCAACATTTAAACGTTCAATCATCTGAAAATAGCCCATAGTGCCAAGTGCTACGATAATTATCAAAGACGCTACGGTCTTCATCGGCATTTGTACTGCTGCTTCTTCAGATATTTTTAATGGTTTAGTCATCTTTTGGTTTTGGCAATGGTAATATTATATTTTCATCTGTCAAGTATTTCGGTATTTTTAGCTTCTTTTTACTGGGTTTTATGAATTTATCCCCCATTAAATTAACGTCTGGGTTTTCTTTTTTATACTCATCTTTCATATCATCCCACAGACTTTGTGAGTCAACCGGTCTAGTATTATCTCTTGCAGGAGCTACACCTCTACATTTAGATACCAATAAATCAAAATTAGAATTAAGTGCTAGACTAGGATTGCTGTTAACTCGACCACACATTTTCATTAGCTCTAATTGTTGTTTGATTGCTACATTTTCTTTTGAAGTCTTACAGTCTGTACCTAAATATTTTCTATACGTTATACTAAAGTTTTCATTTTCATGTGAGCTACTTTCGCTGTAATTATAATCTGTATCTCTTCTTTCAATACGAAAGTCTAATTCACCACATCGTACACCATACTCGTTAAGATATTCGTTTCTAGGATATGCAGGCTCTACAAACAAAGCTAATATTGTAAGAGCCAAGATAAGTAAACCTGTAAAATAATAATTCATCTTGAGAACCTCCATACATTACCTGTTTAAATCCTTAATATCATAGTCGTGTTCTCTAACTTGATCTGCTAATTGTCTGTATAAATTTTCTGCCATTTGCCACGTAGACTCTGCAGAAGTTAGTCTTGTGTTTTGATCTACAATTTTATCTTCAGCAACTTTTAAATCTCTTTTAAGATCTACAATTTCTTGCTGATTAGTGTTGATAGTATCTGTAAGATTAACAATATAACGAACGCCAGTAAATGTACCGACTAGCACTGAAGCTACTACGGGTACTAATACAAAATTTTTTTTTAATAAATCTGCTAAATTCATTTTTTCTTTTCCTCAATTTCATAGAAGAACTTATCCGTGTCTTCTGTACGCCATGCTCTACTATCTTCTACATTCCATTCAGACGTTTGCACTTTCCAGTCAGGTATATTATCCTTTACAGTAAAAGAAGGTATATCCCATATACATCTATTGTTTGGTTGTGCTGCATAATTACCATCGTCTAATGCAATTATGTGAGCGCACTTATGTTCGTGCGGAATCTCTGAATGATCAGTGTCGAGTATATTACTCTCTGGGTGTGCAAAATCAACAGTAAATAAATATTTACCTGCGTGCCATTTCTTATCTTTGCCTATGTATTTTCCAGCTTGTCCGTCTAGGATATCCCAAGAATGCACAGAAGGATAATAAGAGAAACAATTCCAAAGCTGTAGTTCATCAAGTCTTCTGGCTGGTACGTCTTTGACTTTGAAACCACGTTGAATAAACGCGCTAATTGGGAGGCGATAAAAGATTGCGCCGTTTTCCATAATAGCGTGCCATAAGATGCTGCGACCTGTAAGAGCGCTAATACCAAAGATAACACAGTCTTCAACTTCTCCATGATGTTTTTGTAAGTCATATAAATACTCCTTTTTTATTTGTGCATATACTACAGGAATGTTTGCATTTAAGTAAGCCATAAATTAACCTCATTTTATTGTACCCCAATTTGGTCCAGATTCAAAGTCTACTTTGTTCTTAACTTCAAGAGGTATTGTTTCTTGCATAATTTTTCTTATTTCTTCTGGTCCTTGGTCCGTGATCGAAATACAAAGCTCATCGTGTATTTGTATGTGGGGCACTATACCTTTTTTATGTAAATCTACCATGGCCTTCTTTGTCATATCTGCAGCGGACCCTTGTATCAATCTATTAAGAGCCTTGTAAGTAAATGCAGGTGTGTAGTATCTATCAAAATAATCCATGTAGTTAGGATCTATTTTATTTTCTTTAAACTTCTCTATCATTTCAGCTTTAAAAGCTTCTCTTGCTTGCTCCTCTGTATACAAAGGTACTTCATTAAATCTATTTATTTCAGGATTCCATTCTTTGTTTGTTGTCTCCCATTTATTGAACCTGCAGAATCTATCGTGCAAAGTAAATAATAATTTATTCTCTTTTGCAAATTGTATTAGTTCTTGTGATAGCTGTCTTACAAAAGGCACACGTCCATGATATTCATTAAATAATGCTTTTGCTTTGGCTTGATCTAGTCCTAATTCCTTCTGTAATTTTATCTTACCCATACCATAGAAAAGACCTAGGTTAATTGTTTTTGCCTGTTTCCTGGAGATATTAGCCATGTCAGCGACTATCTGATGGAAATCCGCATCGTCCTTGTCAAATTCTTCTTGGAGCGTCTCCGTGCCTGGTAGGCCTAGTTTAATTGCATAGTGCACTACAATACGTGGCTCTTGTTGTGAGTAGTCAAAGCTACCCCATTTACAGCCTTCTTCAGGTATAAATAGTTCTCTCATCTTTTTACCTATATATCCTTTAGATGGTATCTGCTGTAAGTTTGGATTAGACATACTAAATCTACCAGTCACAGTCCCCCCTGCATCTGATCGTATCTGATTTATATCTGCATGTATTCTCTCTTCGTGTACATAATCTAACAAACCATTTACAAAAGTATTAACTGCTTTGTCATACTCTCTTGCTTTTGCAATCATACGTAAACATTTATTATTGTGTGTTTTTAAATAATCTTTTGGTAGTTGTGGCATCTTTGATTTTGGTGTGACCTTGTAATCTTTGATACAAAGATGATCTAATAATTTTTTAATTGATGCTGCAGCCCAGATGTCAACTTTTATTGTTGTAATACTTTCTATTGCATTTACAATTTGATCTCTACGTTTTTTAAGATGTCTGCCAAACGTAATAGCTTTTGCGACATCTATTCTAACGCCTTTAAATTTCATGTCAACTAAACATAAAAATAATTCTGTTTCTAATTCAAATATTTGTCTACAAGTTTTTTGTTCTCCATCTTCTTTAGTGTATAATACTTCGTCTATTTTTTTATTAAATAGATTCCATAATTTATAAGTTAAGTTTACATCTTGTTTTGCATATTCTTTTACAATTGATGCAGGTAGTTTATGCATGTTAGTCATTGGGTCCTTAACCGTACCGCCAGACCATTCTAATGTTTTTTGTTGTAAGTCATATTTGTATTTTTCTTCGTTAAGATAATCTTTTGATAATGCATCGAGTGAATATTTAAATCTGTTTTCGTCAATAACTGATGCAGCTATCATAGTGTCAACAATCCTACCTTTTATCATCATGCCTGTTACGGCTCTAATCCAACAAACATCATACATTGCATTGTGAAATACTTTTGTAATTTTTTTATTTTGAAATATTTTATCATTTAATACTTTCCATATTTTATCTATTCTTTCTATATCTATGGCCGTATCAGAGTGAGCCAAAGGAAAGTATGCTGTATCTTTGCCTGTTGCAACAGCGATACCGCAGATAAAACCATCGTTTCTTATAGCTCCTAAACCTTTTGTTTTAAGATTAGGGTCATAGGTTTCTATATCAACTGCAACTGTATCTATACCATTTAGATCTAAATCTTCTGGTGTATTACACATTATAATCTCTCTCCATAATCATTTCTAAAAAGTGTATTGCTTTTAGTATGTCTTGTTTCTTTCCCTTGTCGCGATGTCTTATAATATATTTTATAGCACAACCTTCAGGATATAGCAATTCATTCTCTACTACAAACTTACTGGGTTGAATTTTATATTTTTGATAGTGACTTCCGCCGTGCTGTTTGTCCCAAACATTTTTCTTTTTCATCTTACTCCTAACGTGTATTTATCTTGTGATGCTATTGTCCAACAGTCAAATCTACCTCGACTGTATGCTACGTATTTTAATCTTAACTGACTAAAATAATCTTCTGGTCTAAATCTTGATTCATCAACAATGACGTTATCAAAAGTCAAACCTTTTACTGTGTGTATGTTCGCGTATTTAACTCTGATGTCTCCATCTAAATCGCAACCGTTTTGTAATATTTTTTTAATATACAAAATTCTATCGGGGTCTGTTTGAGTTCTTATTAATGCAAAGTCTCTTTGGTATGTAGAATTTTCTTTTAAATATTTGTGATGTATTAAATAATGTATTGTGTATTCTCTATCTACCCATTCTTCAAAAGTTTCATCTCCTCTTCCGTGCACTATAACTTTACTACCCATATAACTCCAAAAATCTTTTATTTGTTTTAATAGCATGGGTTTACCTTTTGCAAACTTTGGCCAAAGTTCATGACATCTTAATTCTTTTTTTGGTACGTGGGCCGTATTTCCTACATGCGCAAACTCTATACCATGTTGTTTTAAAAATTTTTTAACCCATGAATCAGATGGCTTTTGTCTATATGTAAATAAAAAAGTTTGGTCGGTGTTTTTTATCTTTTCTAATAGTTTATTTGTTGCACTACATTTATTAATTAAATTAGGTAAGTGATAATGATTACCTACTATGTGAGTTGCCTTCCATATTCTGTGAGTTTCGTAACGGTCCCAGATAGGTTTTATAATTCTTTTACATAAGGCATTTATAGTCCTACTACACCTATGCCCTTGCTCTAGTTCTTTTGCACCTTGTGATAATTTATAAAATTCATCTGCATCTGCACCTGCCCATTCAAATATAGTTTGATCAGGATCACCTACAAACCAATATTCTTGTGCATTGGTTGCAATCTTATCTAATGCTATCTTCTGTGTTTTGTTACTATCTTGTGCTTCATCTACTATTAAAGCATCTATATTTGGTTCGACTGCTTTGTCTATAAATCTTTTTATCATGTCGTGAAAATCTAATTTACCATTTTGTTTGTTATATCTTTCTACAACCGGCACCATATTTTCTATATCAGTTATAGAATAACCATTGTATTTTTTATCAGATTTTTTCCAATGTTCTTTTAAAGATCTGTTAAACCCATATGCTTCTCTAACAAATTTAAAATATCCATGTTCTCTATTATCAAACTGTGACTGTGTAACTTTATGTCTTTGAAATACAGAATCTATTCTACATAAATTTTTATAATCATCGTAGTCAAGAACTTGTTCTCCAATAGTTGCTTTGTTTTTACAATAGTGATGTATTGTACAAATATTATGTTCTAATGCTTTTTTAGTAACACCCTGCATCTCTGGTAATTTTAAAATTTCATCTTTTATTTCATCTGCTGCAACATTAGTGTGAGATAAAATTATAATTTTTTTGTAGTTAAATTTTTTTAACAACTCTGTATATTTACTTGTAATAAATGTAGAGGTCTTACCTGTACCTGGAGGACCCACCATAAACTGAAGCTTACTCATTAGTAATCTCCTTGTATTCTCCCTCAACAATTAAATCTTCAACATCTACTGTTTGATTTATCATACGCCATGATACACAAGATCTACCATCAAACTTACCGTGATTCTTTTTTGCTTTAAGTATACTTTGACATTTTATAACTAAATCTACTCTTGGTAAATTTACTTTCTGTCTGTGTAAATAATCTTCAAACTTATCTAAATTAAATTCTAATATATTTTTACCCATGTTAAAATAAGGTAGACCAAAGTTTGCTAGTTCTTTTTTATTTGTATATGCTTTTTCTTCTGAAATATAATTTTTAAAATGTTTTACAAATCTTAAATCTTCTTCTGCATCTTCAACATAATCTTTTGATTTCTCTCTTGCTTCATATTTTCTACGCATAATCTCTTCAAAGTCCGAGGCTTTCATTTCTGGAATCCAAACAGATGCTTTGCTAATTACAGCATCATAAAATAATTTTTTATTACGGAGTGTAGGACCGTCAACTGTAATAGTTTTTTCAACGGCCTCACCCTGCACTACAGCATTTATTTTTACAAAATACCTATCACTGCCATATTCTATTATCTGTCCAATAGATTGTTTTGCTTCTTCGCTTGTAGCTTCTTGTACACCAATCCAACTAAATAATGTTGCTATTGTTTTTGTAGAGCACCCAATGATCTCTGCAAGTTTTGGCATACCAAATTTTCTGTTTGCTTTTTTGTGTGTCGTTCCTTTTTTCTTTCTTTTTTCTGCCTCTTCGTCTTTTGCTGCAACAGCAATTTTGTAAACAAAATCATCTATGTCATCTACATTCCACTCTGTATGTTTTAACAATACACCTGCCATAGCAGTACAATAATCATCTCTCTGTCCTGATCCTGCATATGTAATACAAAGAGCTGCAGCCAAAGCAATCTTACCAAGATCAACTTTAATATTACCTGGGTATTCATCAATACCTTCATACTTGACCCACTTAACAACTTCATTTGTTGTATGATATTTTGTTTCTGGAACTAATGTATATTTATTTGCGCCATGTCTTATCTCGCAAAGAGTTGCACCATGACCATAGTCTTTGTAATAATTTTCTAATTCTTTTGGTAGTGCAAATTTTTTATAATCTGATGTACCAGACCAAAGATAATGACTTGATGGATTATTTCTTCTACCAAATATTGCACCACATGATTTTATGTGATCACTTGTAAATCTTTTAACAACAGGATTGTCGATATCAAAATCTATGTATTGATCTAATCGAAGTCCTATTTGTTTTGTTGTGTGTTCTATTCTCCATTCTTCTTTCGTAATCTTAAAATCAGGGTCGGACCATTTTTCAACCACCGCCTGCTTTGTATCGCAGGGTATGATCACCCGTCCCAGATCTATCCAATCTTCATACGTAACCGGAGCTTTATTTATCTTATCATTCATAAATTAAAAAGTGGGCGTTTCCACTCTCGCTTCGACGCCCACTACCTAGGATACTATAAATTCAAAGATTTTTTAGTTTCTTCTTGAACTTCAGGTTTTGCTTGGATCTCACCCTTACCTACAGAATCTGCAAAAGATTTTGCCATATCATAGATAGCTTTATCTGTGACTGGTCCTACTTTTGATACATCCCAACCAAACCATGTTCCTTTGTCATTAGACATCTGAACAGTGGATAGATTATAAATGTGGCTGTAAGTTGGCGGAGTAAACAAACCATTTTTACCCTGCATCTTCAAACCCATCATCATTGAGTTCCATTTTCTACTAACTTTAAGTTGAGTAGACTTCATAGAAATCAAAGCTGTCTCTGGGCTATCACCAACGACTAATACAAAATGACTAGCTGTATTATCAAGATAGTTTCCGTTTGGTAATCTATCTTTATAATCTTTACCTCTAGTTGTTTGACTTACAATATCACTATCTGCATCGTGAATTGCAACAGGTGCACCACTACTGTCGTTTGTAATGACATGGTACAACAGAAATTTTGTCATACAATGCATTAGTTACAGTGTTGATTATTTTGCCAGGCTCTGCGCCCTCGACATATTTACCATCTCTTTTGTTTACCTCTGGAGATAGTTGTCCCAAAATTTTTAAGAATGGTAACGCAAGATCTTCTTGCGAAATATTCTGGGCTCCTTGTTGTGCATCTGCTTCCATATCAAATGTAGCTAATGCACCATTCTTTTTTTCTGTTACTTGGTTCATGTTTATTTGTTCCTTTTTATT